CCCTCCGGGCGGCGGCACAAGGAAGTATCGCACTTGCGAAACGATCCAGCGTTATGTTTCTTATGTCGAAGAAAAAGCGCACGAGACTGGCGAAAACAGCCGAGCGACCGAGCTGACGCTTAAAAAGCTTGAGGCCGAGGTCGAGCTGAAGGAAAGCCAGGGGCAACTGCACCGCCTGAAAACCGCGATAGCCGAAGGCAGATATCTTCCGGCCGAGCAGGTGACCGAGGAAATGACAGAGTTCTTGACGACCTTCAAAAAATTTGCGCTGAACATTCCGCCGCGCATGGCCGGTTCACTGTCCGGCAGCGCCGATGCTGTTGCCGTCCGCGCCATGGAAAAGGCAATGCGAAAAGAACTCGAAAAGCTGCTCGCCACGTTCACCGACGGCGCGAGCATTGAACGGGAGGATGAGCGGCTGTGAAAGAGTATAAGCAGGAACCGTATACCGTGCCTCTGTGGATATACAGGTCAATTCAAGTTCTGCGTCCGGTCGAGCGGCTGACCGTTTCAGAGTGGGCGGCAAAACACCGCACTTTGTCCGGTGGGGCCATACCGGGGCCATGGAACAACGATATCACGCCGTATTTGGTAGAGATCATGGATGCCTTTACCGACGATATAATCGAAGAAATCGTGTTCGTTAAGCCCACTCAGGTGGGCGGCACAACAGCAATGGAAAACATGATCGGCTGCTTGATTGACCAAGACCCGGCCCCCACCATGGTGGTTTATCCTTCTGACGACCTGGCGGAAGCGACGAGCGAAACTCGCCTGGTCCCTATGATAAAAAGCAATCAGTCCACCGCGGAGAAATTCCGTGAAAGCGAGAGCAAAAAGCTCTCCCTGAAATTCAGGGACATGTGGCTGTATCTGACCGGCGCAAATAGCCCGGCAGATCTTTCGAGCAAACCGATCAAAAATCTGTTTCTCGATGAGGTCGATAAGTTCCCGGGAGCATCGAAAAAAGAGGCCGATCCAGTGTCGCTCGCAAGAGAGCGAACGAAGACATTTTTCAATCGCAAGATATTCATGGCCTCCACCCCAACGCTGAAAACGTGGCACATTTGGAAGGCTAAAGAGGCAGCCGACGTCGAAAAGCATTACTTCGTTCCTTGCCCGCATTGCGGCAAATTTATCGAATTGAAGTTCGGCTGCCTGAAATGGCCGAGCAAGTTCGACGTTCCGGAGGAAACAGACCGAGCAGAGAGAACCGTTTACGTCTGTCAGGAATGTGGCGCCATCATCACAGATCACGATAAAGGCAAGATGCTGCGCGCCGGACGATGGAAGGCGGTAAGGCAAAAAAGCAGTACACCGCGAAGTGTAGCGTTTTGGCTTAATACGCTGTATTCCCCCTTTACGAGGTTTTCGGACATAACCCGAGAATTCATGCGGAGCAAGGGTGACCCCGACCTGATGCATAACTTCAAAAACTCATGGCTTGCCGAGCCGTGGGAAGAGCTGAAGGTCAGGACGAGCCCGAGTCTGGTTATGGACAGACAGACCGATGTGCCCGAATGGGAGTTGCCGTCGTGGACAAAGCTGATAACCGGCGGCATCGACGTGCAGAAAGATTGCCTCTACTGGGTCATTCGCGCATGGGGCGACTATATGACAAGCCAGCTTATCGCGTGCGGCAAGGTTCAGACGATGGAAGAGATAGAGCCCATCATGAATACGGAATTCAAGCTGCCCGGCGGCGATACAGCAATGGTCAATCTTACGCTTATGGACAGCGGCGACCGCACAGATGAGGTTTACGAATTCTACTACCACAACTCCGACTGGATGCTGCCATGCAAAGGCACCACCACAATGACGTCGCATTACCGTCTTTCGATAATCAACAAAGCCGGCAGCAAGGCGACCGGCATGACGCTGGTGCTTGTTGACGGCGGCAAATACAAGGATCTGATAGCTGCCCGAATGCGCAAATCCAACGGTCAGGGTTCATGGATGGTGTTTGACGGCATCGACGATGAGTATGCCGAGCAGGTCACAGCCGAGCACAAGCTTACCGTGCGCTCCAACGGCCGAGACGTTGAGCGATGGGTCAAGAAAACGACCCATGCGGACAACCACTATCTCGACTGCGAGGTATATGCCGCGGCGGCTGCCGACGTAATGGGCGTGCGCTCGCTCTACCCGGACGAGAGCGGCAACGCCCAACCGAAACAGATCACGCCGCCGTCAACCTCCAGTGAAGAAAACTGGATAAGCGAAAACGAGGAATGGATATAACGGAGGATCACATGAACGAAAACACTCAGAAAACGGCCGAAATGCTTGAACAGGTTAACAGCGCTATTGCCGCTGTTTTGTCCGGCGGTCAGTCGTATAAAATCGGCAGCCGATCATTGACACGCGCCGACCTTTCACAGCTGAAAGCGATCAGGGATGACCTTGAAGCCCAGCTTTCGAGCGGGCAGAACAACTGCCTGCTGGACAGGACCTGCGTTGCATTTTTCGATGGGCGGTGATCGCATGAATATCTTTGATAACATCGTTGCCGCGATATCTCCGCGACTCGCGTGCGCACGAGAGGCATGGCGGCAGCAGCTTGAGAACATGCGCAGCTATGACGCTGCGAGCTTTGGCCGGTTAAACGCCGGCTGGCGCACATTCAACGAAAGCGCCGAGATCACCGACCGCACGAGCCGCGATGTGATTCGCGCCCGAGCGCGCGACCTCGAGCGCAACAGCGATATAGCACAGTCGATACTTCATGCTTACAAGCGCAATGTCGTCGGCCGCGGCTATACGCTTCAGGCCAAAACCGGCAATGACGAGCTTGATGAAAAGATTGAAAAGGCATGGCGGCAGTGGTGCAAGGCGCGAAACTGCGACGTGACCGGCGAGCAGAGCTTTAATCAGCTCCTGCGCATGGCCATTGACCGCAAAAAAGTCGATGGCGGCCTGCTGTTTTTGTTCCGATACACGAAACAGGGCATGGTTCCGTTTCAGCTTCAGGCAATCGAGGTAGACGAGCTGGATATAAACGTGACCACGCCGAAAAGCCGCGGAAACCGTGTCGTCGGCGGCATCGAATACAACAAGTGGAGACGGCCGGTCGGCTATTGGATCCGTCAGTATGACATTGAGAGCTGGCAGCTCAACGACCCTGTGTACGTTGATGCAAAGGACGTGTATTTCTTCAAATCCAAAACTCGGCCGAGCCAGCTGC